CGGCCAGTCCAAGACGATGCAGCGGGAAACGTCAGCGTCAACGCCGATCCGGTCTTGTTGTTGATGATCCAGGTGTCAGTGTTCGTGATCGTGTAATCAGCCGTTTTGGTCAGGACCGTAGACAACGGCACATAGTCCGTGTTGGCCACCGCCGCGCTGATGGCCGTGCCATTGCCTTTGAGCAGGCCGGTGATGCTGGTGGTCAGCGTAATGGCTGGCGTAGTGGTGGCCGTGGCCACAGTACCGGCAAAGCCGTTGGCAGACACGACAGACACGCTGGTTACTGTGCCGCTGGTGGCTGGCGCTGCCCATGTAGGAGCGCCGCCCGTGGTGGCCGTCAGCACTTGGCCGGTCGTACCCGCAGCCGTAGCTACAGGCGCTGCACCAGCCCCGCCGCCGTACACAACTCCATATTGAGTCAGCGCAGCCGAAGATGCCCAAGTCGTGCCGCTTGCGAAGTAAGGGATGCCGCCGCTGGTTCCGGCCACTGTCAGCGCAGGCGTAGTCGTTGCCGTGGCAACCGAAATGATGCCGCCGGTAAAGCTGACGCTGGTGACCGTGCCAGAACCTTTACTGTTAAACGTGTTCCAGTCGGTCGAGGTCAGATAGCCGTTAGTTGTCGTATTGGCCGCAGCCATGCTGATGGCTGGCGTTGTGCCGCCACTAGACACGACAGGGGCTGTGCCAGTCACCGAGGTGACATACGTGCCAGCAGGCTGCTTGTTGTTGAAAGTGGTCCAGTCTGCGCTGCTTAAAGCGCCGCGATTGGTCGCCGATGCCGTGGGCACGTTCAGCGTAATGACTGGCGTTGTCGTGCTGTTGACAACAGTCGAACTGAGGTCTGTGCCAGTCGTGCCCAGTGTCAGCGCGGCCACCGAGGTCACCGTGCCGCCCGAACCTGTGGCCGACAGCGTGCCAGCGGCAAAGCTGATGCCCGAGCCAATCGTGACGTTACTGAAGCCGCCCGTGCCGTTGCCGTACAGAATAGACGTTCCGCTGGTTTGCGGCGCGTATGGCAGCGCAGGGATGTCGGCGGCCACAAGAGCGCGGAATGTGGGTGCGGCAGCAGCGCCAGATGCGGGGCCAGCCAAAACATAATTGGCGGTTTTGGCAGCATATGGGTTTTGTGTGTCGCCATACCCCGATGCCAAACTGATGGCCGGTGTTAAACCACCAGAGGACGCTACAGGTGAAGTCCCAGTTACCGAAGTGACATAGCTAAGCGAAGGAATGTCGGACGCCACAATGGCGCGAAATGTTGGCGTGCCGTTTGCAGCGTTTGGCGCAGCAAAGAAATATTTGGCCGTTTCACTCGCCCAAGTGGCGGTCAATGTGCCGCTACTGGTAACCGGTGAATTGGTAACTGTAAATTCAGAAGGTAGGGATAGCCCTACGCTCGTCACTGTACCAGTGGCCGGCGTTGCCCACGTAGGTGTGCCAGCGCCGCCGGATGTCAGGACTTGGCCTGAAGTACCCGCAGCAGTAAATGCGTAAGCAGAGCCACTGCCATAGGCGACAGCACCAGCAGTAGGAGCAGCCGTTGCATTTGTGCCTCCATTGGCGATAGGCAAAACGCCACTGACGTGCGTTGTAAGGCCGATCTTGCCCCATGCTGGCGCAGTACCCGCGCCGCCCGAGATAAGCGCGTTGCCGGTGGCTACATCAGACAGTGTGGCAAGTGTCGTTGCAGTGTTTGCGTACAACAGATCGCCAATCGTGTACGCCGACTGGCCTGTACCGCCGTTGACGGCGTTAAGCGTGCCGCCCAAGACCACAGCACCCACGGCAGCGGCCACTGGTGTCAGACCAGTCGCGCCGCCCGAGAAAGACAGTACACCAGTGTTAGCCAACACAATCGTGCCTGGGCCGTTAGTAACCGATACGCCTGCGCCAGTGCCCAAAATGCCAAGACTGTACGCACCTTCGTTGCCAATCAGCAGCTGGCCGTTGGTGGGCAGCGTGCCGATGCCAGTGCCGCCATTGATGATTGGTGTGATGCCAGAGCCAGAACCGGTGATCGTGTACAGGTTGTACAGATACATGTACCACTCACGCGAAATCTTCCCGTTTTGATCTAAGAAATCAACACGGGGCGCAGTGATCTGGTTATTGCGTGCAGTCATTATGCGTTGGTTGGTGAAACCAAGAGTTCAGCGCCCATAATGTCAATCTTGATGGGGTCAGTACCGGAGACTTCGTACACACGGTCGCGCAGCTTGAGCGTCATGCCCAGACGCCGCCAAAAGACGCGCTTGTAATATTCGCCGATCTTACCCATTTTGGACCAATGTTCGTTGGACCATGTGTGGCCGCCATCGTCCGACCAGCGCAGCATGACCTCGGGGTCGCTGCCTTGGCCCAAGTTCAGGCCAGTGCCCGACTCGCATTCAAGCTGAAGGCTGTGTTGGGTGCTACGTTTAAGGTTGTTCTGACCGGTTGGCAGCGCGCGCCAAGAGCGCAGCCATTTTTGAGGCTGGCCATTGTCAGCGTAAACCCCAAGGTCCAGCGTGTAGATGTTGCCATTTTCAAAGTCGCCAACGATGATGTTGCCGCCGAAGTTGCACTGGCAGTTGCTGCGGTGACGGGTAAACGCGCCGTTTAGCCAGCCAGCACGTTCATGCCAGGCTTGAGTTGCCACATCGTAGACCCAAGTGGCGTTGGCCGAGGGGAAGGTCAGCACGTAAAACGAGTGGCCTTCTTTTTGATAAGTGTAGGCCAGCGCGTCCGAGATGTTGCCGTACTGTGCGATAGCGTACTCAATGGCGTGCGTGGACACACGGGCTGCGCTATAACCTTGGGCGCGGTAGACGATGCCTTGGCCGCGAGCATCTGTGCCCAGCCAAAACAGAGTGTTGTCCAGCTTGGCGACAGAAAACGCTGCTACGCAGCCGATCTCGTTAAACGCGCCTTGGATGTTGGTCAGCGGAAAGTTGGCCAAGCCAGCGTTGTACCAGACCTCGGTCGAGTCCGTACCGAACACCCACATCTGGCGGTGGTCCACGTTGACGGCCACAACGCCGTCAGGAGAGCCGTCAGCAGACGCGAAATCAAGCGCATTGAACACCAAAGGGTAGATGTAGTCGCCGTTAACTGGATTGACCGTATCCACGCTCCAGATGCGCTGGCTGTTGGGTTCGTTGAACACAAACAGGTTGTCGATGTAGGCCACGGTCACAGCGCCAGGGAAGTTGGCGTCTGTAATCTGGTTGAATTCGCCTGTTGGCTCGTAGTACGTATAGCTGGGGCCGTTGCAGGCAAAAAAGAGTACAGCGCCGTTGTCGGCGATGGACACAGGGCCAGTGCCCGACACGTTGCCCAACTTGATAGGCGTGCCGGTTGTGCTGGTCAGTTTGTAGACCTCAGTACCCGACACCACGTAGAAGTCGCTGCCGTTGGTCTGGTGCGCCCACAGCCCACGGATGGGGCCAGTGCCCACGGTCTGAAGGAAGTTCAAACCTGGGGCGCGGTTCAAAAACGCTGGCTCCGTGCCGCCCTCGGGCACGATCTCGGGAAACAAGTTGATCATTCGCGCATCCGCAGCATTGACGCTGCGAGCGACATAGGCCGAGCCGAGGATGGGGGTTTTCATGCTGTACCTATCCTTTGCAAGCCTTTGCCGGCACTCCAAACAGTCTTACCAACACGCACGTTGATTGCAGAACCAAGATACTTTTCCAGCATCACGTTATACACGCGGCCCAAGCGAATGCACAATTCCACTTTACGAGAACGAAATGTGAATTCCATGATCAGTAGTTACCGGCGTAAATGTTGAAACGCTGGCGGTTGGCCACCATTGCGTATGGCATGGCCATCACATCGTCAGGATTGTTGATGCGCTTCAGATCGCGCTTGCTGGTCATGGCGATGCGAGTCACCTGTGGGCTTGGCTCAACGCCAAACTCAGGCGCAATCTCCATCGCCAAGTTGTACGTGAACGCACGCAGATAACCTGGTGGATAGTACATGGTCGTGGACAGGTCAGCAGGCCGATCCAGTTCTTGCACCGAAATCATGTGCCATTCCAAGTCTTGTGTAGGCTTGGGATATACGGTCAACGTGATGTTGGGAAAGCCCATGTTGACCCAGCACACTTGCGGAAAGGTCGAAGTGACGTTCTTAACCGCGATGCCGTCATACTGCTGCTGGTTAATAAACTTGATGCCATACGACACGCCGTTGGGCGCTTTGTAGTACGTAGCATCGTCCATCATAATTGGACGGTTACCAATGAAATCACCAGAAGGGCCAAGATCACGGGAAATAAACCCAGCAGGCCAAATGTAAACCTGATCTTGGGTAACGAATGTGGATAGGCGCTCAGTGTTCCAGCTGTCGATCATCTGGTTGAGCGCCATCAGCGAGTCTTGTGAGACTGATGCAGACGGTGTTTCACCTTCGGCCAACACGCCGAGCAGCCTAAGTGCCCGATTGATTTGTTCGCCAGCGGTGTACGTGGTCATGCTCAGACTCCTTCAGTTTCACCTTTGCGGGTGTATTTGCGCTTTGCAACTAAGGTGTTGGCCGCTTCTTCGGGAGCCGAAGGCGTATCTGGATTGTAGCGCACCCAGCCGTTTTGTTCATCAGCTTCTGCTTCTAAGTGCATAGTCGCCACTTTAGCGCCGTGGATGGGGTGTTTGAGGTAAATGACCATATTTAAAAATGGGGGTGATTAGCCCCCATTTGGTTTACTGACCGTGAATGATCGCGTAGTTGAGAACAACAGCTTCCGACAGCGAGCCGCCAGAGATGTTGTACAAGCTGAGGACAGCAGCGCCAACGCCGATGGATGAGACGAAAGCAGTATATGTACCAGCAGTTGCAGCACCACCCGACACGTTCACGATTAGAACGTCACGGGCAGACAACAGGTTGTTGGTCAATGTAAAGCTAACAATCGCACCAGCGCCCAGAGCAGCGTTGTTCATGGTGATCTGACCGTTGGACTTGTTCAAAGTCACGCCGGTAGATTTGCTGGTGAGCTGAGTCACCGCGCCTTGTGCGCCCGCAGCGTAACCGAGTTCTTGGCTTGCATAGCAAGTTGTAAATTCGGGATCAGCATAAGCGACACCAGTTGCTTGAGTATTCGACATGATGTTTCCTTTAAAAACGGGGGCCGAAGCCCCCATTTATATTTAGGCAGTCTTGTAGACAACCCAAGCCGCATCGCCAGTTTTGCGGAACAGGAATTGAGCGCTGGCAGTCACAGCAACAGCCACCAAAGCGTTGCCGCCATCGGTAATGCCAGTGCCAAGAGCCAAAGTCACCGTGCCGGACGAAGTGCCGGTGTTGACAATGTTCAGCACAAAAGTGCTACCAGGCTTTGCGCTGGTCACAACTGCATCAATAGCAGCAGCCGTGGGCAAAGTGTAAGTAGCAGCAGAAGTGCTGGGGTTGGCAACGAGCAATTCACCAGTCACTTGAGCAACAGTCAAAGTTGCAGTCGAAGTAGCTGTTTGGGGAACTGCTGCGTAGCCGAGGGTCAGTTCGTTCAGATTGCCGTCACCGAGTTGGTAACCGCCTGCGCCATTAGGGAGAGCCATGATAAATTTCCTTAAAAAAGATTAAACGATGAAAGGGGCCGAAGCCCCGTTTCAAATTAGCCCCACAGACGAACGCCCATTGCTGGACGGATCGTGCTGTAGCCGTACAAAACGTCAATACGGCAAGGCATACGGTCGTTGTTGATGTCGTACTGACGCACCACACGCAAGCTGATACCGTTGTGCACTGCGCGAGCAGCCATATCTACCCCTTGAGGCAGCAAGAGATCAGCTGTTGCGAAGGTGATGGCGTCCTTGTGGTAGACCAAGTTCTGTGCGTACTGGCTAGAAGCAGCACCGGAGAACACGACAGCAGCGCCGGAAGCAGGGAAGCTGTCCACGGTAGCCAAAGCGTTAGCAGCGGTGTAGATAGGAGCCACAGTGATGCTGCCAGCGCCGGAACCATCCAAGGTCACAGGAGCAGTAGCAACGAACTGGAACAACGAACCGGTGGATTCACGGGTTTGTGGGTTCACAGCGTAGCAATTAGCAACGGTAAACACGTCGCCAGCTTTCACAGTGGCTGCGTTACCAGCGCCGGTAATGGCGATGGTAGTTGCGCCTTGTGCAGCAACCGAAGCAGACAAAGTGCCGCCGGTAGCAGTACGCGAACCAGTGGTGAACTGCTTGATCGACTGAGACATGTTGATCTCGTCAAAGCCCAACACGCCAGTACCCATCATGCCGTTCTTGAACTGCTTGCTGATAGTGTCGGTAGGATTGAACAGACCTTTCATGCCTTCAACCAAACCAGCGTTAGCAGCAGGGTTGACGGTAGCGTAACGTGGAGACATCACGGCTGCGTTCTCGTTCAGCTTCTGCTGGGCTTGCAACAGCACCAAAGAAGTCGAAGGAGTAGTGCCAGGAGTACCGACAGAGTTGCCGATGTTCAGGTAAGCGTTGGCAACGTCAGCGTCGATGCTGGAGGCCAGCTGGCTGATACGAGGCTTCAACACACGCTCAGCAAAGTCATCCAATTGCATGGTCAATTCAGCAGATGTGAAGTTGACGCCGATGTGCTTTTGGCTGGCAACGGTCAAGGTGGTGTACTGTTCGTTGTCGTCCTGAACTTGCAGGGCAGCGCCGTCAGTCACCAGAGCGCGGTCGGGCAAACGGATACGCAGCGTAGAACCGATCTTAGCACCTTCAACAGCAAAGCTGTCGTCGTATTGGCGGTTCACGTTGCGGGTGATCACAAGGTTATTCTCGAGGATTTCGAGACTTTTCCGGGTGATCATGTCAATGGTCAGAATACTGTTAGACATTTCAAAAGTCCTTTAAAAAGATTTAGCGGTTCTGCGATTGCAGCTTTTTCATTTGTCGTGCACGTTCAGCTTCAATCCACTGCGAGGCGGTCATGCTCTTGATAGAGCGTGGGTCCGTAGTGTCCAAAGTTGTTGCTCCAGCGGAGCGTGCGGTGACAGGAGAAATCGGCGCAGGCGCAGATGTGGTTTTCTTGACCGGGGGCGCTGAAACCAATTTGGCTTCAATTTTCCCAATCTCTTTCGCTTGACTGAGTGGCGTCATACGTGAGATACGTTCCGCTTCTTTAGGGTTAGAGCCGAGATAGTACGCTAACTCAGGCCCAATCTCCGAAGACTGGATCGTTTCAGCCATCACGTTCGTGACTGGAAGTTTGGGGTTGTAGGCGACTTGTTCAAAGTCGTCGTACTTACTCCGTGCTTCTTCCTCAAGATCATGGTAGCTCTCGAGAACAGCCGATTGCTGCTTCGCGGCTTCGCGCTTGGCGATCAGTTCTTCAGCACGCTGGTAGGCCAATGCTTCCGCATAGGCTTCAGGGCTTTCAAACTGGTCAACAGACGTAGCTGCTGGCGCTCTCACGATTTGCGTTTCCGCAGACCGTTGGGCTTGATTTCGTTCCCACTTACGTTGCTCTCTCGCGAGGCGTTTGCCGATCATCGCGTCAATTTCAGCCTGGGAGTATTTTTTCTCCTCGACCTGTTCGACTTGATTCTCAGCTACTTCCGGCGTACTTTCAGCAACTTCAGGTGTGACCGTCACATCCGTGGTTGGCGCGGAGTCTACTTCCGCTAGGGCTTGGACTTCTTCAGTCATGTTTTCTGAATCCTAAGATTCCTCGGTCTACCGGGCCGATACGGTTTTTAGATTATGCGCTAACAAAGAACTTGTCAAAACATGTCATACTGACGTTATTGTCTGCCAAGCAGCACCAGAGTAAACGCATAGCTTTGAAAGAGTGGTGTCAAATACAATCAAACCAGCGGTTGGGCTACTGATTGCATTTTTCTGGGTGGTTGTCATCACAGGCGGTAAAAACCCCGCAGTTGTGCTGACAACAGCGACACTTACGGATACTGGCGGTGTGGTCATACTACCAAACACAACCTGACCACCATTAGGCTGAATTGCTAAGTTATATTTAAGGCTGAAATCGCTTTGATTGCGAACTTGCATCCAGGCTGTGTTAACTGAAGGCACGTTTGACTGCCCCATGTCAAGCGTAATAGCCCCTACGTTATCCGCAGCGCGTAACGCGTAATCCACGGTTGTGCCGGAATTATTTGGGTTTTGTCTTGGTGCTTGTCCAGCTACCCATGTGGTAGCAGAAAACGATAGCCCTGTTACAGCCCGGCCTGCGGTTAAATTAGCCACAGACACTTGCTTGGTCGTACTACTCTGAACAACAGGCAAAGTCTCCGTCCCCGCCAACGGGGTCGTTGCGGAGGTGAGGGCGGAGATTTTTGAGTTAGCCATTATTTACAGAGGAATTACAACAAAACGGCATTCGTTTGCATTTGACTGTGGAGCCGCCGCAATCGTTGCAGATGCTGTGTTTTGGTCAGCAACCACAAAAACTGTGTCGCCTTGACTCAAATAAACTTGGCCTGTATTGCTATATGTTTGAACACCAGCATTGACTTGGTAGTCCCATTTAGCACATTCAACGCCTTGGCTAGTCGTATAAAACCCTGTTCTAACGCGAGTGCCTACAGCGCAAGTCAAAGGCACGTTAACCTGAACTTGATACAAACCAGTATAAGGCGCTGTATACGTGCTTGTCGTTAAGTTGTATTGCGTAGACAATGACGCAGCAACTTGGCTCACACTGAACGATAGTTTGGCAGCAGATGTACCCCAGCCTGTATTTGGAACAAGCGTTGCAGCCGCACTTCCTAAAGCATCAGACAAGCATTTAACTTGGCTATTGAACAATGGTTTGGTCAGCTTGTTCAAATAAATTGACATCGCCGTGGACATCTGGCTATTTTGAGTTAGCCATGCGTCAGTGACACCTAAACCACCATTGTCAGCATAATCAGCGTTAATTGTCAGGTCAAAAATGTTGCTGGAATTGTTGCATTGAAGAAAGTTACCAAGCTGTGCAAACGTGCCGCCAGATTCAATCCGGTTATACGCAGTAATGGTGCCCGTGCGAATGTTGGGATCGGTTCCGGCTGTGATTTGAAAGCAAACACGGGGCCAGTATTGACTTGTGGCAGAACTGTACCGATGGTTGAATCGGAACATCTGAAAGTCGAAATCCGTGATTTTGTTAATGCGAAAACCCATTTGCCAACCATCGCATTCAACAACACCAATTGTGATGCGATTACCGCCAAATGGCGAGCCGCTGTTTGAGCCATCGTCAAAAAACCAGCCTTTACCACCGTCAACACCAGAGCCAGCCATTTGATCAATGACAGTTCCTGTTCCTGAGCCATACCAACCACCAGCAGTGTTGTCAATACAGTAAACAAATTTGACCATCCATGAGTCAAGACCGACACCATTCTCACTGGTGACAGTTCGGCCTATATTGTTTTGACCAAGGATTGCGTCAAAAGTTAGCAAAAAGCAAGACCAGGGGTCTGGGTTTGTGCCACCGTACATATTTTGTGGTTGATAAATGGTGCTGGCGCGAAGACCAAGACCACTAATTACGCCAAAATTGGTGTACCACAAACCAGTTAACGAAAAACCATGTCGCTGGTCGGCAGTCTGTCCAGTGCTATCACGAAAAGTCAAACCGCCATGTGAACCACCGTGCCAATATTTCGACAAAATAGAAGGCTGATTGGCACTGTTTGATGTAACGGTTGTAATTTCAATGATTGGTGCATTAACGTTGCCTGTGCCATCAACATCAAAAAACACAGCGTAGTGACCAGCAGTCGAAATATCTGGCCACAATTTATCCACGCCACCAGAATAAAACTTCAAAACGCCAGGCGTTACTTTATATGAACCAGCAGGGATGTATCCTGGTGTTCCAGCGCTAATACAAGCATTGTAAAACGCCAGCAGTTTAGTGGTTGTGTTGGTTGCGCCAGTGTTATCACAACCAAAATCATTGACTGCATTAAACGATTCGCGCAATTTTGTTTGCACTGTAGCCGCAACTGAACCAGATTGACCAGACGAATAGCCAACTAAAGTAGATCCAGATGAAGATGCTAGAGATGCTTTAAATGCGTTAAGTGCAGTGTTGTCGCCAATTCCAACAACATTATCCCAGCTTGCAATTAAAACATCGTTGCTGTCTTTTAAAACAAATTTATACGACGCGCCGTCTGTTAGCCAAATTTCACCGCCATCAGTTACTCGGCCAGCAGAATCTAAAATGATGGGGTTCGTGCGTGCAGTAC